GATAGATTAGGCTATCTACACAAACTACGTGCTCTAGGTGATCAAAAGCGAATCATCGGAGATGACGCAGGATCTATGAATGTATACAAACAAATTGAAAAATTAGAAAAGAAACCTATTAAATAACCCGCCCGATCACTTTACACAATAGCGTAAATGGCTGTAACACAAGTTAATTACACAGGGAATGGTTCTACAACGAACTATTCATTTACATTTCCATATTTAGACAAGACCGACGTCAAGGTAAGAATTGACGGAACAACGCAAGCTACAACTGAATACTCATTTGCCAACGCTACAACGATCGCAATGGACACAGCTCCCTCTAATGGAGCTAAAATAGTTATTTTTAGAAATACTAATAACGATAGTAAACAAGGAACCTTCTTTGCTGGTTCCGCTATTAAAGCAGAAGACTTAAATAATAACTTTGACCAAATCCTCTATACTGCACAAGAGGTAGATAACAATGCTTTCCAGACATCTGGTGACTCACCTATGACAGGTGATATCCAAATGGATGATGGCTCTGGTATTATATTTGAAGGTGCAACTGCTGATGCTTATGAGACTACTCTAAAAGCAGTAGATCCTACAGCTGATAGAGCGATTAATCTACCTAATGTATCTGGTACTGTCGTAACAACTGGTGATACAGGTACAGTAGCAACTGGAATGGTAGCTGCTAACTGTATTAATACTTCAAAGATTTTAGATGATGCTGTTACCTCAGCTAAAATTGCTGACGGTCATGTAGGTACTAATCAATTAGCCAATGCAGAAGTAACAACTGCTAAGATAGCAGACTCTGCTATAACTAAAGCAAAGATAGCACCTGATGCAGTTGGTACAACTGAGATAATTGATGGTCTTGTTACAACTGCTAAGATAACAGATTTAAATGTTACGACTGGTAAGATAGCTGCTGATGCTGTAACAAGTGCTAAGATAGCAGATGATGCTATCGGTCCTGAACATATAGCGGCTGGTGCTGTTAATGCTGCAGATATGGTTGGAACTAATGTTATAGGTTCAACCAAGATACTTGATAACGCAGTTACAACTGCTAAAATTAATAATGATGCAGTTACTGCAGATAAGATAGCAGATGGCGCTATAAATGCCGCAGCTATGGTCGGTACTAATGTAATAGGTTCGACTAAGATACTTGATAATGCAGTTACAAGTGCTAAGATTAATGCAGATGCTGTAACTGGTGCTAAGATAGCTGATGACGCTATTGATTCTGAGCACTATGCAACAGGATCGATAGACACTGCTCATATCGCTGATGGACAAATCACCTCTGCTAAGATTACAGACGAAACAATTGTAGATGGAGATATCCAAAATAATGCAGGTATAGCTCATACCAAACTAGCTAATGGAACGGCTGGTAATGTATTACTAATCAATTCCAGCAGTAAAGTCAGTGCAACCTCACTAAGTGGTGATGTACTAGTTGATAGTTCTGGTGTTACATCAATAGGTAGTGGGGTTATAGTTACAGCAGATATAGCAGACGATGCTATTACAGCAACTAAGATAGCTGACGGAGCAGTTAATTCAGCTGCATTATCGGCAGCTACTGTTGTAACAAACAGTGAGCAAGCTTCTCATACTGTTAACGATACATCATTCTTTACAACATCAGCAGCAGAAGCTAGGTACTTTAATCAAAGTACTTCTGAAACCATTAAAGATGGTGACGCATTCCCAGATAACGATACAACTATTGCTACTACAGCAGCTATCAATGACAGGATTATTGACTTAGTTGATGATGTAGGTGGGTTTGTTCCAATAGCAAATGAATTAGCTTTTCCTAATGCTAATCCAGATGTCAATGATGGGACAGGCACTCTTGTTAGTATTAAGACTTTATCTACAAACTATACTTCAAGTGGTAGTGGTGTTATATCAGTCTCTAATGGTACTGTAGGTAATTCTACTGTTACTATTAATGGTGCTGAAAATAGTACTACTTATAGTTCTGGTTATGGTATGATTGTAGAAACAACTTCTACTCTTAATACTTATACCTTCCATAGATTAGTTCCTAAAGCTACTGAAGTAACTACGGTTGCTGGTAAAGCTACAGAGATAGGACGTCTTGGTACAGCTGATGCTGTAGCGGATATGAACACGCTTGGTACAGCAGCGATTGTCGAAGACATGAACCTGTTAGGTACTTCAGCTGTTGTTGCTGATATGGCATTACTTGGTACTACAGCTTGTGTTGCTGACATGGCAACTATTGCTGATACAAGTAACCTGATAGCTAATATTGGTACAGTTGCAGGTATACAAGCAAATGTAACTACTGTTGCTGGAGTAAGTGGTAACGTAACTACAGTTGCAACTAATATCGCTGATGTTAATAACTTTAATGACCTATATCAAATTGCAAGTTCTAACCCAAGTACAGATGGTGGTAGTAATTCTTTAGCAACTGGAGACTTATATTTCAACACAACTTCTAATGAACTTAGGATTTATAACGGAAGTTCTTGGCAAGGTGGTGTAACAGCTAGTGGTAGCTTTGCAACCGTTACTGGTAATACATTTACAGGCCATAATATTTATAATGATACTGTTAAAGCGAAGTTCGGAACAGGTTCAGATTTAGAGATATATCATGATAATGCCAATAACCAAATTAAATCAGTTAATGGTAAAGTAGTTATTACAACTACAGCTGGTAATAGTGATATTGAAATCACACCTCACGGATCTGGTAAAGTCAAATTGGATGGTCTTAGCTGGCCAACAGCTGATGGCTCAGCCTCCCAGGTTTTACAGACAAACGGATCAGGTGTATTATCATTTGCATCTATTGACGCTGACAAAATCATTGATGGAACTAGTCAATTAGAAGTACATGCTGGTAATGCAGGCAGTAGTGATGGTTACGCAGAGCTAGCATTACATGATGCTACCTATAGTGCTGCCAAATCTTCAATTAAGTTTGAACGTGGTAAAACTACATTTAACGAGGGTCAATTTGAACCTGACTATGAATTAGCTCTTTGGGCTAATGGTGGTTCAGCTAAGATCACTTGGGATGATGATGCAGGATCAAATAATAAAGGAACATTAACTTATAGTGGTAGTGCTTCTACTCCTCAATTCCATTTCTCAGATGATAATGATAATCTAGATATTTATGTAGGTACTTTCGGTGTAAATATATATGGTGATTCAGATAAAGGTGCTGGTTCTGGCAACTACGGTTTACATCTTGGTGTCTGGGACTTTGAACTATATCATGATGGTACAAATAGTTATATAGATAACGATACAGGTAACTTATACATAAGAAACAATGTTGCTGCTGATGTAGGTGGTGATATTTATATTAAACCTCATGATGATGAAGATGGTATCAAAATTGTTCATGACGGAGCCGTAGAACTCTATTACGATAACTCTAAGAAATTTGAGACAGTTACAGGTGGAGCTACGATCACAGGAGTTTGTACAGCAACCTCTTTTGCAGGGGATGGAAGTAGTTTATCTGGCATTAACACAGACTTAGTATCTGACACATCACCACAGCTAGGTGGCAACTTAGATGTTAATACGAAAAATATACAATTCGGAGATAGTGGTAGTAGTTCTGACGATCGTTTACAATTTGGTGCTAGTAATGATCTACAAATCTATCATGATGGAACGGATAATATAATTCTTTCCAATGGTGCTAGTTGTGATCTACTTACTTATGTAGCGAATGGTGAATTAGCTGTTAAAGCTGTAGCCAACGGAGCCGTAGAACTCTATTACGACGGCAGTAAGAAGTTAGAATCAGCATCACATGGAATAGAAGTAACTGGTAAATTAACTTTCTCTGGTGATGGCAATTCTAATGGTATTGAGTTAGGTGCTGATGCAGATTTAAATCTATATCATGATAATAGTAATGCTTACTTTGATAATAATGTAGGTGATTTCTATATAAGAAATGATGGTAATAGTACTTCAGAAAAAATAAGAATACAAGCAAAAGGTGGTGAACAAAGTATTGTTGCTAGTCCTAATGGGGCCGTAGAACTCTATTACGACGCTAGTAAGAAGTTAGAGACTACCGCGCTAGGTATCACTGCTGGAACTTTATCGACTTCTAGTGCTGGTTCTTATCTGACTTTATCTGATAGTTCATCTTATGGATTAATACTTGAACAAACTGCAAGTAAAAGTATAACCATAAGAACAGACGGACCTCAAATCGCTCTTCGCGAAAAAACTACTGGTCAAAATTATGTTAAATGTACTAAAGATGCAGAAGTAGAGCTATATTATAACGGTAGTAAGAAGTTAGAGACAACTTCTAACGGAGTTGAGATTCAAAGTGATTTAATGCTCAGGGGAGCAGAAGGTGGTTCCCCTAACCTATATCTTTATGCTGATGAAGGTGATGACAGTAATGATAAATGGAGAATCTGGGCCAACACAGCTGGTCAATTAAAGTTCTTCCACGGAACATCAGGAGAAGATACTATTGTACTTGCTGGAGAAGGTCAAGTAGAACTGATGTACGATAACAGTAAGAAGTTTGAGACATACTCTGATGGTGTAAAACTACCTGATGGCACAAAACTTAGTTTTAATGGTAAGTCATATATTTGGGATAATAATACTAATAATAATACATATTGGATGAATGATTCTGATAGTACTGATATTGATGTTGCAACAGCTGGCCAAGAAGTTAGATTAACTGCTAAGGGTACAGCTGAAGCTATGGTAATAGCCACTGCTGACGCTGAAGTTGACATTTATTACGATGGTGTTAAGAAGATTGGGACGACTGCAGGGGGAGTCGACATTGTAGGAAACTTACTTCCATCAGCAAATGATACTTATAACTTAGGTTCATCTTCATATTCTTGGAATAATTTATACGTCAATGACTTACATTTTTCTAATAATCCAGATAATCCAAACT